GATCTCAAAAACACCCGATCGCACAAAAAAAGCCCTCGGGAAACGTCGCGGGGTGGAGCAGCCCGGTAGCTCGTCAGGCTCATAACCTGAAGGTCACAGGTTCAAATCCTGTCCCCGCAACCAAAATTCCGTGCAAGATCAAATACTTGCGCAGCGCCCTAAGGGGCGCCTTTTGCGTTCCGAATTTTGAGTCACCACCTAGTCACCAAAATCGATCGCGGTGAATTTGGCGATTAGCAAAATGGCCGGATTCCGACCATTCGCCGCGACTGCGAGAGGCTCGTGTCCGTAAGGAGTAAGCGGCCGTTCGCCCTTGAGGCGTTTCCGGATTGCACCTCTCATCAGATCGGATACATCAAGACAGAGTAGCCGCAGACACGGAGACGACTAGATGTGGAAAGACCTCACGTCACACATATTGCCTGTTCTCAGGTCTTTCCTGTCCGCCCTTGGAGCAATTTTTCTGCCAATCGAATCCTACGAAGCAATATCGGATGGAAATGTCACTTTCCCATTTGGTTGCTTTCTCGCATTCGCCGCTGCCTTGGCCATTGCCTTCTACGTTGTTGATGGACATTTTTTGACTGGCTTTCTGAAGAAGCGGATTGAAATAAAGAATCACGGTTTTGATACGAAAATCTTCGTTGAGTTTGGCGATCTGTTCTCCAAGGACGGCTGGAAAGCAGTCGCAACCAATGACTTCTTCGATAGCTATGTCGATGAGGATTTGGTTTCATCCAAGTCACTGCACGGAGTGACAATAAAGCGGTTTTGGCCAGATAACCGAGAGGATTGGCAAAAGCAGGTCAACGCTTCGCTGAATGACGCGACTTTCGAGAAAGAAGGTCGAATCAAGGGCAACACAAAGCGATACCCCATTGGCACCACAGCTAGCGCCGTCACAGCGAACCAAAAGTTCCTTTTCGTCGCACTTGGGCGAACCGACAGTTCCAACAATGTGACCACGGCAAGCGCGGAAAGCTTGATCTGTGCGGTGCGCGGTCTTCTACAGAAGGCGCGCGCGAAGTGTTCATACGAGTCACTCACGATCCCGCTTATGGGTTCGGGCCTAGCGCGTATAGGAATAAAGACTTCTGTGCTGGTTGATCTGATCCTTGCGGCGATCCACGAGGAAAGTAGGCTAGGAAAAATTACTGGCAAGATCACCATCATCTTACCAGCAGAAAAAGAAGGCGAAATAAATCTTAAGCACTATGAGAGGGGCTGGAACGCACATGGCTAATAGAACCGGAACCTATTTCGCATTTGATGGCCTTGGACAGGCGGATCCTACGCAATCGGATTTCAAATATTATGCGACCGTTCAGGGATGGGACGCCAATCGGGGTGTCGAATTCAAATTCGTCAACAGTCACGAAAAGGCAAGCGCCGTTCGCGACTCGAGCACCATTGAAACTCTTAAAAGAAGCATCCGCGAGCGTCTTGCAGCATCAAAGAACATGGTTGTGATCCTTTCCGACGATACACGGAAGAGCGGAAGCCTTCTATCGTATGAGATTGAGATGGCCGTTGACTACTATAAATTGCCCTTGATTATCGCATACCCGGGATACGATGCAATTCTGAACCCGGGGCTATTGCGGTCAAGATGGCCTACAGTGCTTGCAGCGCGGATAGATGCCTCCACCGCCAAAGCGATACACATTCCCTTCAAGAAGGACGCCATCCTTGATGCAATCGGTCAGTTCACAGTTAACAGTGGGAATCTGAACACACCCCTTCAATACTATAACCGCGAAACCCAAGTTGGCTGGGGTTACCTAAGGTAGCTGGGTAACGAAACGCCTTGGGGAAATGTCCAGTCCGCTACCCGGCCTGACCGATGGCAACTCGCGTCGATATTCGGAGCGATCACGATGTCTGACCTAGATTCATGCTGGTCCAATAGGCCTACTTCGACACTGTAGCGCCTTGTCGAGCAAGTTGGGTGTCAATTCGTGCGGCACCCTGCGTCCAAAATGGCAATCAGTGCTCGGCCCGATGTCACCGACTGGACACCGCCATCGGCAGCTAGGGCGGCCGCAAGCTGGGTTCTCGGCCCACTTGTCGCATCGCAGATCGCGTCACTTTGATGGAGGCCAGCTTCCTCGGGCGCGCAGCCACTCGCGGTCATCGTCAATATCATGATGGCCAATATCCGCATGGTCCATTCTCCTTCTTGCTTCGGCGGCTTGCCGCAATTCCCTGATTGCGTGTTTTTCACGTTCTCGCTGCGCAGAGGTTCGTCCAATCCCCTGCAGGACGACCAAGATCGCTGCGAGCATTGCCAAGGCCCCGACCAGCGCCCTTCCGACCGTGCTCGCGCCAAACCACCCCGCTAAAATATTCATCATCAGCGGCCTATGTGTTTTCCGGAGCGGGCGTCTTCGACGCGGGCGCGTTTGATTTCGTTCAGCAAATACCAGACCGATAGGCCGATTCCCGCGACGGCAAGGACCGGCCAAAGGGCGCCCAGCACGCCTGTCGCTCGGTCGAACAGATCACCGGCCTTTTCCATGGCGGTGATTGCGCCATCTGCGCGTTCGAGGGCGATTGTGCCCCCGCCAAGCAACATGGCCACGGTGGTGCCGGCCTGGGCGGTATCCGCGTTGCGGATAATGCTGCTGCCGCGCGCGCGCAAAGTTGCCGCGTCGACGTCGCGCGTCACGCGTGGCACAGCGGCCTGCAAAGCATCCCAGGTCTGGCCGCCAACAATGGCATCGCAGGGCAGGTTGTTATCCGCTTGGAACGCCAGCACGGCTTCGCGTGTTCTGGAACCGAACTGGCCATCGATCGCTCCTGCCGGATAGCCGAGCGCTGACAGTTGATCTTGAAGATCTCGAACCGCGGCGCCGTGTTGCCCGATGCGCAGGATCGGCCGGCCCGTTCCTGATGTCAAAACGGCCCTGCGAATTCCCAGGATCCGCGACGCAGGGTAGGGAGCGTCGCTCACACGGTTGCCCTGATTGCCACCGCGCAGGATTACTGCGTCCCCTTCAAACCCAAGCAGGAAAGCAACATGGCCTTGCCAGCCTTGGGGGCTGCCGCGCCATAAAATCACGACATCGCCGGGTTTAGCCTCAGGCGTGCCGACGGGTACGCCCCATTCAAGGTATGACCGCGCATTCAACCGGCCGGTGTTGGGCAATCCGAGTTCGGCCAAAACGGCCCCGACGAATGCCGCACACCAAGAAGTTTCATCGTCATGGATCTGCGGGTTGTCGGATTTTCGGAAAAACTCGAGGACTGCGGGGTTTTGGCGCGCGCCTGGCCATTCCTCGATGCCAAGGTAACGGCCGGCCGCCTCCAATATCGCTGGATTGAATTTCATCTGGATGTTCCCTTTTCACATGAAAAAGCCGCCACGGAGGCGGCGTCGGATGGGGTGACTTTGGCAGGCTTCAATTGCCGGGGATTTTGCGATCCATCCGCTCCAAGGTGCGGCCGATGCCCACGATCGACTCCTCGATGCGCCCAAGCTGAATTGCCTGGGCCTGCGTGGCCGCGGCTTGATCTTCGACTTTGCGTTCGAGTTTGGCGATCTCCCTCTCGTTCAACTTGCTTTGATCCCGGGTTCTCGACAAAGCCACTTCAAGCCTCCCCCAAAGCCCCGCCAACCCCAGAAGCAGCGGCCATACCGCCTGTATCGTTTCCCAGTCCGGCACCATGACCTGCCCCTTTCTTGTCTATATTGATGGGTTCCGCTTTGAGTGCGACGGTCGCCACGCCGACTAACACTGCGCCGGTTAGGTGGAAAATTGCCGCCATCATGACCCCCATATTGAAGGCAAACTCGTTGGCGCAACTCTGCTTGAAGAACTCGCCTTCAAGGAACATGCAGGACCCCTTGCAGAGCTGAACGACGGGGCAGGACATGCACTCGGGCCGGAAGGCAAAATGCGTCGCGGTGTCGAGTGCGATGGCCTCGAAGTCCGCGATATGCCCAATCTTGTGCACGCCCTTGGCGCCGGTGTTCTGACAGGTCATGACATTGCCGCGCAGGTCAACGGCAATGCTATCTTCGCGATCCATCCCGCATTTCTGGCCAAGGGCCTCAATGGGCCGCCGGCGCTGGATCGAGGCGTAGAATTCGTCGATGCGCTCCCCGAGGCCAAAGGCGTTCGGGTCCTCTACCAGCGCCTCGAAGATCGACCGCGTCAGGCTGTTCAGTTCGAAGGGCTCAAACCGCCCCGTCCCAAGCGCCGTCGCCGCATCATAGACATTCACCACTCCCTCAAGCCCGACGACGATATCCGGCCCGACCTTTTCGGCAAACCAGGCCTTCAGCGCCCGAAGATCGTGATGCGCGCGCGTCAGCACCGCGTTAAACCCGGTCTTGTCCGGTCGCTCGGCCAGCAAGGATTCAATCCAGCGTCGCTTATCCGGATCATCAAGCGGATCCGGCCCGCGCAGATGCTGGCCAGGCCCGTCATGGGAGATCGTGATCGCGATGTCATGCGCGGTAATGAAGTCGAGCTTCTCGCGGTCGAGCAGTGATCCGTTGGTGATGATGGAGAAGGCCGCTTTGGGGAACCGCCCCGCCAGCGCCGGCACCAACCGTTTGATCTTGGCCCAGTAGAGGAAGGGCTCCCCGCCCCAGAGCTCGATCTTTTCCGGGGCGTCGGCTATCCAGCCGTCAAGCTGGGTCAGGAAGTGCTCGACATCCGCCAGCTTCGAGACCGTGGCATCCGCAATCTGGAAGGCCTGGCTGCAATAGCTGCAGGCATAATTGCACGAGAGCCCGAGTTGGATTTTCAGGATACGGGGTGCGCGGGATTTGCCGAGGGGCTTGTCTTTGGCCACCCGCGGAACCGGTGCAAAGACACTAGGTTCCACGGACAGCGGCAGCCCCTCGCAGTCCGAGCTGTGCGGGTTGTAGCGGACGGAATGGCGGCTGCCATCCCGCGCTTCCAGGGTCAAATCGAACCACATCAGTCAAATAGCCTTTCTTCGATCGCCACAGGCAGATTGACGCGGAAGTTCGCGACCACCTGCACATGGGGGGTGCTCCCCTCATAGGGGTGCTGGTTGTGCGGAATATGAGAGGGAAAGAAGATCGAGAGCCCCGGACGCGGATTGATCGAGAAGCCATGGCGGCTCTCGTAGGGCAGCCGTCCCTCATCAAAATACCGCGACGGATCCTCGATCACAAAGCGCAGGGTGCCCACAGAGTTCACCGGCTGCCCCACCCCGCCACCGGTCAGGAAGTGCACGCAAGTGAGATCCCCCTCGCGGCTGTCCTTGTGGGTGGAGATGAAGCCACCGCGCTGGATAACCAAGGCGCGGTTTTCACAATGGTGGGGATCGAGATAGGGCGCCCAGGGACCAAGCACGGCCCGCGCACAGGCAAAGAGATGGGATTTCAGGGACTGGCCAGCCGCGCTCCTCTCAAGGATGCCCCGCACCCGCCGCTCGGCTGCCGAAAGCCGCGCGCCCCCGCTCCCCACCGCGGCGATGGCCTCGTCAGCCAACTGCCGGTTCACCGGCCAGTCCACCGGCGTTTCAAAAAAACTGACCCGGGTCGGCCAGAGCTCCAGGCGCGTGCTGCGAACCTCCATTTTCAGCACCGGCAGGCGCAGTTGCAGTTGAAGCTCTTGCGATTGGCGGTGATCGTGACGGTGGCCCCAGTCCCGCCGCCCGACAGGCTTTCGACATAGCAATTGTAGGTTGTAGTGCCGCCAAACCCGCTGTTGACGCCGCCAGACCCGTAAACCGCCCCCGTCGCAACTCCCGTAGCGCCAGAAGTCGGCACCCCATTTACGACGGCCACTTCGCTGACATCCCCCGTGCCGATGACCGGCTTGTTGGCGATACGCGCCCAATCCACGAAGCCCGTGTCATCGATCACGATGGTGGTTCCAACCTTATAGGCCATGGCTGCCTCCTTGCGCCTGATGAGCCAGGATCTCGGCGAGCCCTGCCTTGCAATGGGAATTCGGAAGGGTGAGCGAACAGAGGACCGGAATGCACATCCGCTCCTCCCCCGCGAAGAACGTGCTGTCGTGGGGAAGATGCCCCTCGAAGACCAGCATCGACCCCGCCTTGGGCTCGACCGCATACCAACCGCCAGTGTAGGCGTCCGGGTTGCGACAGGGCCAAAGCCGCTTGCCGACATTGGCCGGATCATAAAACCGCACCGCCCCGCGATGAAGCGAGGTGTCCGGACAATCGGCATCCAGCACCACCCGCGGGTAATAGGTGCAGACGATGTCGCTCTGGATATGGGTGTGGGTGTTGATGCCGACATTTTCGCGGGCGGCACGGCGCTGCCAGAAGGTGTCCGACATCATGGCGATGTCGCCGGTATGGTCATAGCCATAGGCCAGCTGCAGATATTCCCGCACGCCGGCCGCGACCATTTGCGCCAGTACCGCGAGGGCCGGGTCCTGCCGGTCCATCAGGAAGTTATGCCGCAGATGCCCGAGATGATTGGTCGTATCGCCGACATTGCGGCCATCCCCCGCATTCTGGATGCGATGGGCCGCGGCATCCTCAGCCGCCAGCGCGTAAAGGCGGTCATTGAAGCCCTCAGGCATCTGCCAGTGCTTGTGCAGCACGAAGCTTGGATAGATCAGCTGCAAGTCACTCGTGGTGGGGATTTGCATCAGATGACCTCCAACACGATCTTGCCGATCGCAGTGTAATGCTCGGTGTTGAGTTTGACGGTGATGCGGTCGCCCGAGGCGAGCCCATGGGCCTCGATGGCAAAGCTGCCCGTGCCATCAGCAGAAGTGAGGAGGCGGCGCTTCGGCAGATAGCCCGCATCACTCTCGAGCTTCAGCGCGACGGCATGGGCAAAGGCGGAGCCGTCCGCGTTCCATCTGAGCGCGACCGGCACATCCACTCGCCCACCGGCTGGCACGGTTGCCGCCTCTGGGCCCAAGGCGTGGAAGTAGAACTGCTTGTACCAGAGCCCGTCCTTCGGGATCGTCGCATCGTCGACCGTGCCTGCTTGCACTGTGCCGTTCAGAAGGATCGGCGGGATCTGACAGAGAACCTCGATCCGGGCATGATCGAAGGGCACCACCACCGGCAGAAAGACGACGAGCGCATTCGAGATGCCTTCGCGTGCCCGGTACCGGAACGAGGTGTCGATCTTCTCCCGCGCAGATCGTGCAAAGCGGTTCCGCCAAGAGAGCGGTCGCCCGTCGGAGCAGACAGCCATGTCGATCAGGGCATGATCGACCAACTCGTCATGTCCGCGCATGCCACCGGCAACGAGGCAGGAGCGGCCCTTGTAAATCGCCCCCATCGGCGCGTCAGGAAGATCCGGCACAAAGCATTCGTTATGAACGAGGTCGACAAAACCGGCCTGATTGCCAAAGGCCGGCCGCGCCTCGAGATGCGCCCGCAGATCGGCCCAGAGCATGACCCCGCCCATGCCAGTTGCCGTGCCGGGTGCTGCGAACTCGAAGACGGCTATCGAGACATAGTCTGGTTTGACATCGACCGCGTAATGGCGCGGCACGCCGCAATTGGTGATGGCATAAAGTCCGGTCTCGATCATGGGGTGGTCCTTTTCAGCTGATCGACCTCTTGGGCGAGGTCCTTGATGGCCTCGACGAGGAGCCCGATGAGATTGCCGTAGGCGAGGCGCAGCACCCCTTCGGCCTCGACCACAGCTTCTGGCGCAACCCGCTGCACCTCCTGTGCGATGAGACCCATCTGGCGGGTATCCGATCCGGCCATCCGGAAGGTGACGCCGGTCAGTGCCTGCACCTTGGCCAGCGCATCCGGGATCGGGGCGATGTCGGATTTGAGCCGCGCGTCGGACGAAGAGACGAAGTTCGGCGCCGTGACCGTGCCAGTGAATGTCGCCCCAGCGAGCTGCGCAAAGGCGCTGGCGTGGGCGCCATCAAGCAGATCGGCATCGAGACCCGAGCCAGGCCCATCTTGCGCGGTGATCTTGGCAAAGATCTGCGCGTCCGTCAGCGCGGCCGAGGTGACATCGACAATGCTTTCGACGCCGCTGGTACTTTTCTTAAGGTAGAGCTTGCCGTCGGTGACATTCACCGCAAGTTCGCCGGCCGCGAGCTGCGCGGTTGTCGGCACGCGACCGGCAACGGTCGTGCGTTTGACGAGAAGTGTGTTCGCCATGGCTCAGAACGTGCCCCCATCAAGTGCAATGCCATCGATCGACCCGCCGGTGATCGCGACGCTGTTCGCGGCCTGCGTGGCGATTGAGCCGAGCCCCAAATTCGTCCGCGCGGTGGCCACGTTTGGCAAATCAGAAAGGTTCGAAGCAGAAGCCAGCTTCCCCGCCAGCGCGTTGGTCACTGTGGTGGCAAAACTCGGATCATCCCCGAGAGCGGCCGCCAATTCGTTCAACGTATCCATGGCACCCGGCGCCGCATCGATCAACGCCCCGATGGCCGTAGCCACAAAACCCGTGGTTGCCACTTGCGTGGTGTTGGTGCCCAAGAGCGCTGTGGGGGCCGTCGGTGTGCCGGTCAGAGCCGGCGAGGCCAAGGGGGCCTTTGCTTCGAGTGCGGCTTGCAGCCCCGTCACATCACTCACGGCATGCGCGTGCACCGAGGGCGGAAAGCTCGTGGGTTTGCCAGTGATCCCCGCCCAAGGTGCTGCATCCGCCACCTCAGCCGCATCGACCTTGCCGTCATTGTCGGCGTCATAGTTGGATTTGAGCATATCGCCAGGGCCGAAAGCCACGATCGCTGCTTGCACAAAGGCCGTCGTCGCCACTTGGGTCGTGTTCGTGCCTGCGATTGCGGTCGGCGCAGAGGGCGTTCCGGTCATCGCGGGCGAGGCCAGCGGCGCCTTGGCATCAAGCGCCGCCTGCAACCCATCGACGTTGGCAATCACATGGGCATGGCTGTAATCGACGACAGCGGCGGTGATCGTCACATTGGCAGAGCCGTCAAAGTTGACCGAGCCGGAGAGGTCGCCTGCCAGGGTGATGCTGCGCGCCGTGGCCAGCTTGCTTGCCGAGACCGCCGTGGCCGTTGCGCCAAGTTTTCCATCAAGCGCCGTCTGCAGCCCCGTAACATCGGCGATCGCATGGGTATGGGCAAGTGCTGCCTTGGTGGCGAGCCCGGCATCCATCTGCGACTTACGCACAAGATCGGTGGCCGCACTCGCATCCTGAGAAGACTTAGGGACAAGTGCAAAGGTCTTGGCGCCGGCAACGGTCTGCGCACTTGCCAGATCAACCAAGGCCCCCTTGCCGGCTAGCGGAACAATCGAGGTGGCATTGCCGCCGCCATCATCACCCTTGCCGACGTAAAGCGTGTCATCGACTTCATTATGGGCAAGTTCGCCCGACTTGAGCGCCGCGGGCGCCCCGGCCACCCCTGAGACGCGGCGTTTAAGCTGGATCGTATTCGCCATCAGAAAAATCCTCCATTGATTGGCGCGTCGGTGGGCAGGATCGTGACACCGGGCGCGCCTTGATCGCCCTTGTCTCCTTGAGGGCCTTGTTTTCCGCCTGGTCCAGGGCTGCCATGGATGCGGACCGTCATCGGCCCGTTCTGCACTCTGGTGATGACCGGATATGACGCCGTGACCCGAATTCTGATCGGGCCGGTTCGCACCATGGCCGCGAGCACTGTCGGCATGGATCAAAGCCCTCGTGTGACAGGCTGCTGAACCGGGATTTCGACGATGAACCCAAGATGGCGATCAGGCGCAAGATCTGTGCGAACGACATCGATCACCACACTTCCGACCGAAAGTGCGCCCGTGATCTCAGGTCCCAAGACAATTTCAAATGTTTGGTCATCTTCGCGGACCAGGGTTCCGGTCTCCGTCGAGAGGCTGGCCAACAAACGCTCAGACCCGACGGAGGTGCGGATTTGTGCGGCCAGCCGGCAGCCTGTCGGAAACTGCGGGGAATCCGTTCCAAGCCGCAGCCGGTATTCATAGCCAATCAATATGATGGGCCCTTCAGAAACCATGGTGGTCATGCCCGTTCCTCTTCAAGCCGGGCGATCCGGGCGCTCAGCTCTTTCACCGCCTCGATCAGAACGCCGGCAATGTTGCCGTAGGCGATCGACAGTATGCCGTTGTCATCGGCGCGCACGATTTCAGGCAAAATTTCCAGAACCTCTTGCGCGACAAGGCCAAGCTGTTGATGGCCGTTCATGGTGAAACGGACACCGCGCAGGGCGCAAACAAGGTCGACGGCACCGGCAATGGTCGTAATGTCCGACTTTAGCCGGCGGTCTGAGCTCGACACGAAGTCGGTCGCAGAAACCAAGCCGGTGAAGGCAGCCCCGCTCAGGTTGGCCTTTGCCGCAAGTGTGCTGTCATAGGACGCTGCGGATTGCGTCGCCATTGTGCCGAGCCCGAGATTTGCCCTGGCGACGGCATTATTTGTCAGGCCGGACAGGTTACCAGCGCTATCGAGCAAAGCATCCCAGCCGGTATTGTTCACATTTCTGCGGCGCAGTGCCGGCGGCGAAACCGAAGTGTCCATCCACAACATGCCCGCCACCGTTGGGTTTGGTGCGCTGCCCCCAGCATTCATCGACTGCAGGGCGGCAAACACCTCGTTGATCCGCGCGCGCACGGCCGCACCAGCGCCATTTGCTATGACAAAATTTGACGTCTGAGCCATCAGGCAACCTCATCGGCATAGATACGAAGCTGGGTGACGATCGGCGTGTAAGAGGCGTCCTTCGTGGTCAGATAGGCCCGTGCCTGAACGCCCCGCGCCTCGATTTCATGGGTATCCAACCGCCCCCAGGGGCCCCAATTCGGCGTGCCGTTTGGATCGTCATCGGTCTCGCGCATCTCGAACAGCACATCGATTTCTGCACCGACCGAGCCGTCGAAATCCTCCCAGGCGTCGATAAGGGCCGCGCGGGCATCCATGCCGTCATTCAGGGCCAATGCCGCGACGCCAATGTCAGAACGCAGACGCACGCGTTTGACGGCACCAAGATCGAGCCCAGCGCCAAACTCGTATAGGCCCTGCAAGGCGGTGACTTGTGTCACGCCGGCCCCATTCGTGGCTGTCGGCAGTTGAAGGTTTCCACTGGAAACCACCAAGTCAGTCTTGGTGCCGGGGAAGGTGGGATCCGCCTGCAAAAATCCCAGCAATGAGAAGGCGATGACCTGCGCGCCTTTGGTTGATACGCGGGTTTCTGGCCCGGCGCGGCCCCCACTGTCCTCGGCGCGCAACAAGTAGGTGCCAGGTTTCAGGGGAACGACGGCAATCGCCTCGCTGCCGGAAACGCGATCCATCGAATAGCTATCAGCCCAAGTTGCCCCGGCCTCTTTGGAATGGCGGATAACAATGTTGCCGCCCACGCGCACATCCGGATCGGCCGCACGCGTCCACTTCAAGATGGCCAGGCCACCCGCCGTTTGTACGGTTACGCCCTGCAATTGTGCCGGTGGGGCGGTCAACCCTACCACCTCCACTGAGGATTGACGCCAAGCAGATGAGACGCCCAGCACCGATACCGCTTTCACCCGGAAATCCCAATTGCCGGGGGCGATGTCGCGGATCTCAAAGGTGGTGCCGTCAGTGCGCCCGTAATCTTTCCAGGTGGCATCCGTTGCGAGTTTTGCCTCCAATCGATAGTCGGCGATAAAGCCGGAAGGGGCAGCGGCCCAATTCACCCGAGCCAAAACTTTCAGGCCGCCGCCGTCGCGGGTCACATAAAGGTCTTCAGTAACTTCGGGTTCGCCAGGCGGTGGAACATCGAAGGCAGACGGCAACATGGTGCGCGGGGCTGCCGCGTAGATTTGTTCTTCAGAGGCGGCCCAGTCGTAGATCAGCGGTGAGGTTTCGCGCAGCAACAACTCAGGAAGCAGCAATGCACCATCCCCGGCGGCTGCGATGTCCAAGCTTACCCCATGAACCTCAAACGGCTTTTCGGCAAAACCCCAGCGGTCATATGATAGGGTGATGGTGTCACCAACCGTGGCGCGCCAGGCGGCCAGTTTGCCAGAAAGACGCACCGACATTTGCCGACGCACCCGTTCCAGTTCAATCTTGGCAAGCCTTTGCGCCATGGTCGCAGAAATCGTAAAAGGCAGCGATATGTCGCTCCATTTGCGATCGCCCCCGTCTTCGGCAAGATAGACATCACTGGCGACAGCGGGAAAATCGTCGGGTTGCCAGTCATTGTCCGGGCTGACGAACTGGCCGCGAACGCCGTTGAAATTCGATGACATTGTCACCCGCGTGGCGAGCGTCATGCCGCCCACACGGACATCGTCAGAGGTAAGCGACACGGTGGCCGCGCGCCATGCCCCGGCATGGATGCGCCAGGTCCCGGCTGAATAGGCGCAGCGCCCGGCAAAAGCCGATAGCATCCCCTCGATAATGGTCTTGGGGGCCTCCGAGAGCGAGATCACGCCATTGCAGCTATAACGCGGTTCGGTTCCGCCGGTGCGGAGGTTGACGGTTTCGTCGCAAATGTTGGCTGCCTCAACCAAGCTGAGGTTGTCGATCCCATCGATACTGCCGATGCTCGCACCGACACCCCAAAGCGGGTTTGCCATGAAATCGGCAAGGCAAAGGGCGGCGTTTTCTGTGTAGCCAAAGGTTGCCGTGCGTGGATCATAGATGTCGTTCTTACCCTCGATGTCGACGGTGATATTGGGGATACCGCCTGGAAACGCATCCTGGTCGTAGGTCAGGCGCAACCTTATTGCCGCACATCCGCGCAACCGATGGGCCTCTGTCCATTTATCCGGCAAAGCAGAGCGAAGCCCGGGAAAGGGCGTTTGGTTGGGGCTGCCTAAGACCTTCTCGATGGTGACCTTTCCCGCCCATCGTCCTTGCGCAGCGCCGGCCATGTTCACGGCCATCTCGGACTCAAAATATATCGCCCCGATGGATTTCACCTGATGCGCGGCCAGCACCACGACCAAATCCAGATCCCGGTTGTCTGCCCCAGATGAGTGCAAAAATACGATCACGCCGCCCTTGCGAGCCCGGCCATAGACCAGATCGCGGGGCATGACAGGCTCGCGCACCGTGACGTTTCTGGCCTGCATTTGCACTTTCGGCTTCGGCATCAATGCGGAAGCTGCTGCCGAAATCAAAAGCGTTCCGCCAATCCGCAGAAGGGCTGCCCCAATGCCACCCGCTGCCAATGTCGCACCTACCCATCCCGCGACTGCGGTGACGGCTGTGACAATGAACGGCATTTGATTTCAGCTCCGGTTCAAATCGCCCAGGCAAGGCGGCAAGAGGTTAGAGGGGCCGACACAAGACCGATCGGCGCCATGCCAACAGCGTGCGCGCCACCGCAGATGCCAAAACCCAGCCCCGTATTGGTAAGAACAATGTCCCCGCGCTTTGCGCGCAGGACGTTTTCAAGGGGCGCACCAAGCAGGGCGTGGCCCATGCTTTCCAGCGAGGGCCACCCCAGTTTGCGCATGATCCGTATGCCGCCCAGCGCCGTCGTATACCGACCCCGCCAGAGCGCAGCGATGTCCTCACCCGCGGTCAAAAGTGTGCGGGTTTCAAACGCAAAGGTTGGGCAATCGTTCAGTCCCCATGCGAACGCAGAATGTCGCGCGCCCTCAATCGCCTCTGCAAGGAGACGTTCCCATCCTTCAATTCTTGGCATTTTAGCCGCGGCCCCACGGAATTTCGCGATCTTGGATCGCGGTGACATATTCAAAAGCCAGGTCGCCTGGATAAAGCACCTGCTGACTTTCATGCGTGTAGCGCCAGGTGCGCGGTACGGTCAGATCGATCAGGCGGCTTTCATAACTGATGGTGATTGTGCAGGTGTCGGCATCCTCGGTGATTTCCGGCACATCAAGGCGACCAGAAAACGCCTGCACCGGATCTGCGATGAGGGTGCCCACCTCTGACATGAGCCCGATCCAAATCCGCCCCGGCATGCCCTGGCGCGCCTCATCGATGGCGACTTGCACCAGATCAAGCGGCACACCAGAGAGTGAAAGTGTTGTGCCGCCGGCCACGACCTCGCGGGTTTCGTCAATTGCGCCCATGCCGAGAAGGGCGCCAGCACCCGCCCAAATTTGCTCATTCCAAACCAAATCGCCCAGACCTGACCAGATGCGCACCATGCCGGTGGCAAATTGCCCCTCGAACAAGATGACGGGCTGCAAGTTCTGCTCGGCCAAGGCATTTGCGAAAGCGGTGGAAAAGTCTCGCATCAGAGGGCCTCGCGGGCAGAAATCGTAAAACGGTGCAGATCGGCGCCGCTGATCACCGCCGACACCGGCGCGGTGAGGCGCAAGAGGGCCGCGGGGCGATCCAGCCCGATCAGCGTTCCGATTTGAACGGCACCCCGCAAGGCGGGCACAAACCGCAGGACGGCTTCGCTGCCGATTGGCGCAACGTCCTCGGTGATTTGGTAGAGCCGGGTGGTGGCATCGCTGCCCAATTGAAAAAACTCGCCCGCGCGCAGCCCGAGATCCCACCCGGCGGTGGCCAGGCTGTTGCCCGATGCGCTGACTTGGGTAACATAGGGATTGCCAACGCCAGGCGGGATCTCGATCGAAGGGTCGCGAAACAAAAAACGACCGCGCGCGCCGCCGAGTGCGGCAAAGAATGCCGAGAGCTTGCGGGCATTAGCCCCTTGGGTGACGGCCATTTCAAACTGAAACTCCCACCACTCGGCCCCCCAATACTGGACTTGCTGGGTTCCGGTAAACGGCGATGTCGAAACGGCGGTCGAGGTCATCAAGCGTCGTTCAACAGAACGTACCAGATTGACCGGAAGTTCAGCGATCATACAGCATGACCTCGGCGCCGCCCATCTGCGACGGCCTGTTTTGCAATGCGCTCGATTTGTGGGATGGCGGCGCGCAACTTTGCATCAATTTGCTCTGCTACGCCCATCTGCGCTCCCCGCGCATCGATCGAAATGCTTACGCCGGGTGCCCCCTTGGTGCCATCCCCCTGTGCGACCTGACGGCGTGAAAGCACCCGCTCGCCCCGTTGCAAGATGGCAGGTACCTCATCAGGTTTCAGTCCGGCCCAACCGCCGGCATGCATGCGTGGCGCATCTGCAAAGGCCAAGGTTGGGGCCGCGCGACTGGGCCCGCCCGCCCCGACAAGGCCGCCTGCGTGCAAAATACTGGCCGTGCTGCCTGGGGCGGGCCCCATAAACAGCGACAACGCGTTCGCAATCGGCCCGAGAACGGCGCGCTTGAAAGATAGCACCGCAAGATCGGCCAGCATCGATGAGACCAGCGACTTAAAGTCAAACTTGCCCGTGGCTACGAACTGCCGAAAGGCGCTTTCGGCCGAATTGAAGGCATTGACCAGGGTGCTGCCAAGGCCTTTGCCCCAGTTCATCGCCTCCTTGCTGTAATCTGCCAATGTCTGTGCAACAGCTGCCCAACCGGCTTTGGCCTCTTCAGCCGCGGCTTTGGTCTTTGCACCTGCGCCCTTGGCCGCCGCTCCTGCCGTATTAAGGCCATTCGCCAAATTGGTCGCCGCATCGCTGGCATTGGCAAGCGCCTCTTCACCGGTCGCGCCTGCCCCCGTCATGGCGACCTTCAGCGCTTCCCAGGCGGTTAGTGGGCGCGATGCCGCATCTGATAGCATTCCGGCAGCCTCATCATATGCGCCGGATCGGGATCGCGCCTCCGCGGCCATACCCCCAAAGAGGTTCGGGGACTCGACGTAGGTTTTCCCCAAGGCGTCGTTGAAGGCTTTTCCCGCGGCTGCGCCAGCCTCTGCTGCGGCCCCTTGGAATGGATTGTCGATCCCGCCGAGATTAACCGCCTGTAAAGACCCGATACTGATCCCGCCTTCCCCGGTTGCCCATTCTGGCAGGAGGGCAAGCGCTGCATTAAGGCCCTCGATGAAGGTGTTGATCCGGGTGACAACGGCGTTCAGCATCGACTCTACGCCATCAATCAAGCCGTTTGCCGCTTGATAGGCAAAGTCGCCGATGGCTTGTGGTAGGGCTCCCCAAATGGCCTTCACCGCATCAAATGCTCCTTGGAAGATGCCAACCGCGCTATTGCCCCAGTCGACCACCGCAACCGTGGCGCCTTGCAACCCCTCATAAATGACGGCTTGTGCTGATGCCCATCCCGCCTCGATCCGCGACCAGGCGGCGGAGGCTGCCGATGATATGCGGTTCCAAGCCTCACCGGCAGCATCTTTCAAAAGGGCGAAGGCGGCACCAAAACCACCAGCGCCCTCGACCAGTTTTGAGAATTGGTAGGCCAGCTCGCCTGCGCCCACGCTCAAGGCGCCGATCCCCGTACGGATCAAAGCCGCCCGCAAGATGACGAAGGCCGTGGCCAGGCCTTGCACTGAAAGTGCCGCTGCGGCCAAGCCCACCACCCAGCGCCCAGCCATGAACGCCACAAATGTGCCCGCATAAGTCGCGAGCCGTTCCATGTTGCCGAGCACCAGCGATAAGGCGCGATTGATAACACCTCCGGTGGAGGCGGCTGCCACGAAACTATTTGCCAGCGCTTCAATTGAAGGCGCTAGGGCCGTGGCAATCTGGTTGCGCATGCCCTCGAACACCTGCTCAACGCCAATCAATGCAACATGTGTTCGCCGCATCGCCGCAATCGCTTTTTGGTCCAACACCGCCCCAAGTCCTTCGGCGCGATCTCCCAGAGCCTGCATGGCCGCGCCATTGTTGCGCAAAAGGGGCAGTAGAAGCGTGGCATCAGAGGCCATTGCCTCCATGTAGAACGTCATGTCCTGCTGGCTGACGCCTGCTTTTTCCAGCGAACTGACATAGAGTTGCAGGGCCTCCGGGCCGGAAAGCTGTGCGAACTGATCGGCGGTGACCCCCACGCGGGGGGCGATGTTTTCAAAGAAGTCCTTCATCGGCCCGCCGCCGGTCTGGATGAAATCACCAACCCGATCGTTCACGTCCTTCAGGATATCGGCCAGCTTTTCTTGCTCGATCCCAACGGTTTTTGCCCCAGCCGCCCAGCGCTGCAAGGCTTGCGGCGTCGCGTTTGAGACCTGGGCAAGATAGGTGATTTCATTGGCCGACCGGACGGTTGCCGCGGTGATCGCGGCTCCTGCAGCAACCATTGCCGAGGCCATCGCCCCCGCGGCAATCCCAGCCTTTCGCGCAAAGCCTGACAACCTGGCATTGGCAAGTTCCACCTCGCGCGAAAGCCGCCCCAAGCCGCGGTTGCCTGCCTCCCCGATACCCTCGAGCTCAGCTTTAACTTGTTTTCCCCCAACGGCCGCGAGCCGTACAAAAACACGCTTAGTCGTCATACTGCCCCCCAATCCGATCGTTGATTTTCCTGACCATGATGGCCTCGATTTCTGGCAAGAGCTCTGCAGCAACCAGGACATCGATCCCCAATGCCGTCGCCATCGCTATTGCCGCACCCATGTCCCAGCCGATGATGGTTTTGCCCGAGATCCTCATCTGGCCGCCCAAGCGGCCGACCAGGTCCCAGATCTGCACGCCTTCATAGCTGGCAGGCCAATAGATCCGGGATGGACATTCTGGGCAGCGACCAGTGCAGGCGGCGCAATAGGTATCGCCCCCGCCGAAATGCCATTCGGCGAGGGCGGTCAGGCGTTTTTTTCCTGTTCCAAAACCAGCGCCTTCGCGACGTAAGACGTCTGGAAGGCTTCAAAGATGGGCCAGATGTCGAGGAGCGCATGTACCCCGTCTGGGCTCACCTCGATGGGCGTACCATCCGCGTCCCCGACACCTTCCCAGGCGAGGATGGCGCGGCAGCCCAGCGCTTTTGCAAAGATGAGCGCGCGATCCTCATCAGACATGTCGCTTGCCAGTGCCACCACCTCAGGGTCATTGCGTGTGGCGACCATAAGGGCGGTTGTCAGTGGGCGCAGGTGAAGCCGCACGCCAGGCGCTACATCGATCCAGCGCGCGGTTTGGGCGAGGTCAAGCTTCAGCATGGTCAATATCCCGCCACATCATTGATCAACTCGACCGTGCACATCCGGCCAAGCGTTGCGTCCTTGGCTGCTTGCCAATCAAAAGTTGCCTGCACGCCCTGGGGCCCCGCGATTTCAATGCGCGGGCGCGGAAGATAAACCGAATGCGCCGTGATCGTGAGGCTTTGCCCCGAAGCAAGAGCATAGGAAAACTCCACGGCGCAGGCCGCCCCGTTGATCGCCTGGCTCATCAGCGTGGTGTCGGCAAAGCGCACCTCGATATTGCCGGTCAATGCCGCCATGCCAGGATCGACGCCGTCGATCTTGCCATCACTACGGATCGTTTCCACCCGGTCCAGCGTGTTTGAATAAGTGATCTGGCTTGAGACGATGTTTGCCAGGGCGGCGCCATCGCGCTTGATTGCGCCGTTGAAATGGCCAAAACGCAGCAATTCCATGACGCTGGGCGTGCCGGCGGCCGTAACGCTGGCGGGCGTTTCACCTTGGGCGATCATGCTGATCGTCGCAGTCAGCAAGCCAGAGCGCTGCATGCTGAAGGAAAACTTATCGACGACGCAGCCCGTATACATCGCAAAGCGTGGCAATTCCGGCATGCCTACCTCGACGGCAAGGCTGGGCAAGGTCCACCCTCCCGATCGGAATTCATGGGTGTAGGGGCCGCTGCCGGTTGAGATTGGTTCGCCAAATGCGCCCTTGAGCCAATAGCCAAACGCCTGGGCATCAATCGGAACCACAACATCGCCGTCTGCAGTCAGTGCGTCTTTGATCGGGGCCAGCGGATCGCGGCCATAGCCCAGCAATTCAGAGTTCAAAAGCGGCTGTTCAGCCCCAAGCGAAGAGGTGGCAAAGGGCATCTTATGATAGCCCGCCGCTGGGGCGATGCCGTATGTGGTCTCAAAGGCGAGCGCCAGTTGCGCCCGCGCGCCTTGTGCGCGTGCCATGTTCGTCGATCCTTTCCATCAAAGCAGCGGGTCGGAGGACCCGTAGATCAGCACCACCGGCAAGGTGGCGGCTTTCAAACTTTCGGCGCCATCAATGGGCACCAAGAGCGGGGCAGGCGCCTCACCCAAAACGTAATCGCAAAGCCCGCCCAGTGTTCTGTCTGCCGCAATTGCAGCCCCCACAGCCGTCTTCAGCGCGTCGAAGGCTGCATCGCGTGACACCGGAGGGCGATCGACAACAATGTCGATCTCGGCCCGATGCTCAAAATGGTAACTCGGCGGCGAGAGCAGCACCTCGGGTTCACCCGGGGCACCATCGCGCAAAATGATTAGGCCTCCTTGCGCAATACGCTCGGGCAACGTCTCGTTGCGCAGCACGCGGGCGTTTTCTGGCCGCGCGGCTTCAAGGGCCGCAAAGAGTGCCAGCAGCACGGTTTCGCTTTTGCTTGTCATGATCGCCCTCAGCGCCAGTTTGACACAATCAGGCCTTGCACCCGACCAGCCCAGACCTCGGCGTCGCGCGCCAGATCAAGACGGTTTTTCAGTGACACCTGTGCCACCAGCAGGAAAATGGGCACCGTTGCGATCCCACGACCGGTTTTTGCTCTGGAGGCTACGGCGCGCCCCTTGGTGTTCAGCCGGGCCTCGGCCACCAGGAAACTTGGGCCGCGCCGGCGGTAGATGAACTGCAGACGCAGGCCGGTGCGTTGCTCCCAGCCGCGTGGGGTGATGCGCTTGCGCCCTATGCCCTGACTTCCGGCAGCCTCTGTCGGGATTGCCAAGTAAAAGCCGTTTTGCGATTTGATCAGCACCCCACTGTCGAAAGCGCTGATCGGTTCGGGAGCATTGGCCCAGACCAGTGCCGCGGCATTCAAGGAGTCTTTCGCGACCGGGTATTTGCGTGATTGGATGGTGCGCGCCATCTTTGGGCCAAGCCCCGCGCCGAGGATTTGCAGCCGCCAGTCGGTCTTGAGGCCTGTCGCCGCCGATGCCATCGACTGCGACACAGCTTTTTCGCCGGCGAGCACCTCTTCATGCATCTGGGCAAGCACATCGCCCGCCACCGCCACATCGATCCTCATCGCAACCGCGCCTCGCAGCGCAAAATCATTCGCTGGGCGTCGCGCCGCGGCTCAGAGCGAATTTCATAGATGTCACCATCGATGTGGACGGTATCACCAGGGGCCAGGTTTTGGATTTCAGAAAGCCGCATCTCAAGGATGGTCGTATCCGTGACAAAACGGCCATCATTGAAGATGCCGACCTCGTCGGGGTTTCTCAGGATGACCCGAACACGGGTAAAGTTGCCGTCACCGTCGCGATGCCAGCCGTCCAAGGCCATATTGGGGTCGTCGAAAATCGCATCAAGTGCCGCGGCAAAGACGTTCATTGTTAGGGGGCCGCGTTGATGACAGGTACGCCGAAACAGTCATTCAGGCGCACACGGCCCGAGGTTTCGCCGGCGCCGCTGCCAACCGCCTGAACTGCAATGCCAAGAAGTGCATTATCCTCGGCCTGGGTTGTTGCTCGCGCCTGGGTGCCATCCCAGTAAACGGCAGACCCAACCGTCCAAGCCTGGCTGGGCGCCTTTGGAATATCAAAGACCCCCTCCAAGAGGAGGGTTCCCTCTGCGCCGCTTGCGATATCCGCGGTAGCGATGCCAATGGCTGCGCCCACGACGACGACCGATCCAGAGGGGAAGTCCGCACCGGCAGTGATGGTCAGCGTGTTGCCGGCCGAGATGAAGTTTTTCATGGGGTCTCTCCCGCTAAAGGTGAAGGAAGGCTGGGCTTATTCCTGAGCCCGGCGTTAGGTCAGGATCACGCCGCGGCGGCGCCGGCATTTTTGTACATGCCGCGCCAGTCGATCGCCTTGGCGGCAAAGTCGTGCCGCGCCTTGATTTCCATACCGTCGACTTCGAAACCCATGCGCGTTTCGGTGAAAACGCCTTCCTGCCCGTCAAGATAGGCGTATTCCAGCGTGTCGATCCGCGCAGGGTCGGCGGCAAGAAACCACGGATCTTGTCCCGAGGCGGGGATAAGGCGGGGCTCTTCAATCACCTGCATGCGGCCTGCGTAGGGGTTCACATCTGCGGTGCTGACCGGAGTGGTGGCGGTGATTTGTTTGCGGGCTTCAACGGAGCGCTGACCCGGTGGAACAATGATGTATTGCGGCAAGATGCTGATCTTGCGTCCCTCGATGCCGGTTTGCAGGGCGAATTTGCGATAGGCCTCTGACAGCGATGCTTCCCCAATCACCGCCGCGGTGCCAAGGTTGCCATGATCGGCGTGAAACAGCGCCTTTCCGTCCGCCATCACCGGATTTTGCATCAAAATTGCGTAGCAGATATCGCTCTCCAGATCGGCCGCCGATGCGCCGAAGGCGGCCGGGATGCGCGTGAACGCATCAAGATCGTCATTGATCAGGGTCTGCCGGGTGATGCCGATGATGCGGCCATAGGTGGCCAGCGCATAGACCTCCTTGGCCTCGCCGATCGTGCCATATTGGAACTCACCCGACTCAAGCACTTTTTCAAGGTCAGGTGCGCCGCCAAGCTGAGTGCGCTGCACCGGCTTGAAATCCGTGATCGTCGCGCGCCGCGCCCAGGTGCCAAAGGTCCGCGGGGTGCTGTCGTAGCTCGCGCGTAGGGTTTTGCCCGCAACATTTGCCAGAATGGCCGGAAAGTCAGAGGTCGAATGATAGCCCGCGCGCACCTGAAACGCGGCACCTGCCAGCTCCATCTTCGACATGCCCCGCGTCGAGACCCCGCCGCGCTCCAGGGCTTGCCGCGCCATCTCCAGCAGGCTCAACCCACGGAAGTCGCGCGCATCGGCACTCAACGGATGTGCCGCGGGATTATGACGGTGCATCAGCGCCGTCGTCATGGCATCGCGGTATTGGTCGTCGCGCCCATCACCGCTGCGGGCCTGGGCAGGTGCAGGTTCCGCGGTGCGTCCAGCCGGATCGGTGGCTACCAACTTATCAAGGATCTGCGCGCGCGCTTCGTCAAGCGAAACGCCGTCCCGGATCAAATGATCGCGAAACCCCGCCTCAAGCCCATGCCGCGCGCAAAGCGCGCCAATTTCTGCGGCGCGTGCGCGTTCATCGGCGCGAATAGCCTCCGCGTCGACGCTTGGCGCTTGCGTGGGGGAAGGCGCCTGGGTGGGGTTGGATGCGCGGGCTTGCGGGGGCGCATCGTGGCGCGCAGCCGTTTTGTCACCACCGGCCGCATTTTGGTCTTTATCAGGCATGTTTGCCTCCTCATCAGAAGCCGCCACCGCGGCAGGGGTGTCGCGCCTTACAAGGACGCAAGGGGTGCGCTGCACTGGATCAGAGTTCTCTGACCGGATGCTGGCACCGGGATCAGCGGGCATTGCGACCGCGGAAATCTCAAACGGTTCCCAATCGACGGCGCGCCATTGTTCACGCTGGCCGACTTTCTCAGGCTTGGTGATCTCGTAGCGATGAACCCTGTAGCCGACTGAGACCTTGTTGATCGTGCGCTCAAGGATGCGGTGAATGGCCGGGGCCGCATCTGGCGCACTCGTGAGCCTGATTTTGGCTGTTCCTTGGCCGTTTTCGATGCGCACGGATCCGGGCACGACCGATCCCAGAACCGTCCTCACGCCGCCCCAAGTGGCATGGCTATCCAAAAACGGCGCGCCATCGTTCAAACGGCCCAGCCGAATTGCCTGCGCATTCACCGCGAGCTCTTCGTCGTATTCGATCCGGGTGTCCCATCCTTCCCAGCGCGCGCGTTGAACCGTCGCGCCTGTGGTCCAGATGATGTCGATCGTGCGCGCGGCCTCGTCGATGGTGTCGGCGCGCACGACCGCATCCCGCCCGATGAGGGGCAGGTTCAATATATCCTGTGGCATGATCGTCTCCTCAGCCTTGCTCGGAGGGCTGCGTGCTGTTTGGGTCAGACGATTGCGCAAGGCCTGACTTGGTCACTTTGCGCGGGTCGGCATCAAAGACGAGCCCGAGCGCATCGAGTTTTTCGTTGAACGCGGCCGCCTCTTGCAGCACCTCGTCCGGGTCATAACCGCGGCGCGCGATCTGCTGCGCCAAGGTGCTAAAACCAGAGCGCACTTCCAACAGATCAGCCTGAACATCTTGCAGCGGATTGACGCTTTCAAACTTGGGTGGGGCCCATTCGGCCGCAATTGTCTCTCCGCGTGGCAAAAGTCCGGCGTCTTGGGCATAGGCGATAAACCAGGCCCAAATCGGCTCGCAAAGCATCGGAATGACCGTCTGCCATTGGAGCTGTTCGACCATGCGGCGAAACTCATTCAGTCCAACCCGCGAGGATGAGAAATTGGCCTGGCTAAGATCGCCGGTCATCAACGCATAAGGCACCCGGAACCCCGCAGCGATCATATGTTGCTGCGCGCGCAACCACTCGCTGATGCCGCCGGCATGTGAGGGATTGTTGAATTCAATGGTTTTGCCATTGCGGGCATAGGCGATTAGGCCCGGCTCAAACTGCTCAATGCGATTGCCATCCGCATCCTCGACCGCAGGGGCGATGCCTTGGTCGACTTCCTCGGCCCCAAAGACAATGCCGACCAGACAAGCCTCGGTTTTCTTGCGCACCAATTCGGCGTGCTGCCAATCATCGAGGTCGCGGATGTGGCGCATGGCAGGTGCCCCCCAAGGCACACCGCGCGATTGCAAACGCTGACGCTCGAAGAGATGCGCCACCCGCTCTGCCGGCAGTCGGCTCGACACAAACCTGCTGCCGAAAACCGAACTCGTGCCGCCAGGATGATCGTCAAACATCCAATAGGCCAGCCTGCGACCGTTGCGGTCATATTCGATCCCTTGGTCAATGCGCACGCCGTTTTCGCGATGATCCATCCGACTGGCATCGAGATGATCGGCTTCCCGCAACTCGATCTGCAGCGGCACGACGCTTGCCTGACGCATCGACGTCGGGCGCGCCACGGCAAAAACCTCGCCACCCTCGATCATTTCGCGCACCGCCAGCGCCAAAAGTCCGTGAAAATCCGTATGCCCGTGCCGATCGCACACCCGCGACCAGGTGTTCCAAAGCGCGTCAATGCGGGCGTTGAGCTCAGCATCCGGCGTCGCCGCGCGCGGGCGAATGCCGGGGCCCACGATATTGTTGACCAAGACCTGCACCGATTGGCCTGCCATCGGATTGTTGCGCACCAAATCACGCATCCGGTCGCGCAATATAGGCCCCGCGGCGGCGATTTCTTTGTCCGCAGAATTGCCAGAGCTGCGCCAGCCTTCCGTTCCGCGCCCCTTCGTGGCAGCGCTATAGCCCCGCTTGCGTAAAATAGCCTCCTTGGCGTTCAGCCGTCGCAGCGCGGCCTCAGGCGAGAGCGCTGCGACGGCCCGGTCGATGAGGCCAAAACGGATGGGAGAAGGGATCCGATTTGACATTACGACCTCCGAAAACCGGCATAGCCGGCTATGGGACGTTTGCGCCCCGTCTGGACCGCGAGATCTGCCTCAATCGTGGCGATGATCTGGCGCATTTCTGCAAGAGAGCGGTATTCGGTATTGGCACCATTATAGCTGACCCGGGTCACGCCCGAGGCATAGGCCCGCTTGATTGCGTCGAGCTGCCCTTGCGTAAATCCAGCCATCAGAACCAATTTCCTCTCTTTTCACCGCCGCTTATCCAATCTGAACTGCGCTTGCGGCCTTGTGGCTTTGCACGCCGGCTGGGATCCCCCGCCGGGGCTGGTGCTTCCAGCGTCGGGCTGACCTGCGCTTCCAATTCATCCCAGCGCGTGTCGTCCCAGCGATCCACGCCCATCAGCCACGCCACCGCGCGGGCATAGACGCGACAATCCAGCGCCTCGTTGCGATCGCGCGATTTCACCCATTCGGCCTTCGAAAAGCCGGTGCGCTTGTTCTTGCGGGTCACCAACTGTTCGGAGGTGAACTGCTTGAACCACTCGGCCGTGGCGCCTTGGCCGATATGAATGAAGCCCGTGGGCCAGCCGCGCCCGATGGTGCGGTCCTCGTCGGTGGGCACAGGCAGGCGCAAAAACCGATAGGTTTCCAGCTTGAAGACCGACACCGAGACATTCCACAGCGCCACGCCGCGCCGGATTTTCTGCCCCCCTTCGGAGACATCGACAAAACTCGGCCCATCCACCGGTGAAACCGTCGACAATCCGCCCCGGCCCTTGAGCGCCACAACCTGACCGCGCCCCATCCGGCGGCACCAGGCATAGACGGAATCCGTGGTCATTCCGTCACCGGTATCAATGCCAACCCGCGCCAGCGTCATGGCAATGCCGTCGGCCGTCGACCAGGTTGCATCACAAAGCTTGGTCAATTGGTCCCAGATTCCGGGCTGGGCGACATCGCCAGGGATGTGCTGGTGATCCACCAACCAGCTCTCGCCGTTTCTGCCCCAAGCCCAGACATGGCAGTCGAGCCAGCCATTGCCGGCCGGCCCGCGTTGCACATCGACACCCATGGTTAAAATCAATCCACCGCGGGGCACCCGGCCAAGCGGCCATTGTTCGCGCCGCTCATAGAGTTTTTCCCAGTCCGGGGCCTCCCCCTTTTCCTCCCAGCTTTCGCCAAGCGTGGTGTTCTTAAAGGCTTTCAGCAGCGCTTCTTTGCCCTGCGCATCCTCCCAGTCGCGTGCAATCTGCTCCCAGGAGAGCCAGCCGATAGGGGAATAAAGCCCCGATATATGGAACCCAATTACATGCGCCTCATGGGCGCGCGCGATGACATCGGGCTCCGCCGTTGGCCGCCACTCCGCGCCGTTTTCGGGATCAAGCATCCAGGTCTTGTGGCGTTCTTCGATTGGCGCATCGCAGGCCTCGCAGAGATATCGCACACTGCGCGGCTTGCCCCAGTCCCATCTTAACCGTTCGAACTTCAACCACTGTGGCTCAAGGCAATGCGGGCAGGGGACAAAGTAGCGGTTTTGATCCGTCAACTCGAACTCTGCCTCTACGCGGGACGCGCCTTTGATCGTTGGCGTCGACGAGATGAAGATCTTCTTTCGGCGCCCAAATGTGTTTGTGCGAACCTCTGCCAGCGTGACCGGATCGCCTTCCTCGTCCAGATCATCCTTGTAAGCGTCCACCTCATCGAGGTGGACATAACGGATCGGCATCGACCGCAACCCCGCCGCGCTATTGCCGCCGGCGATAATCAAATGCCCGCCCTTGAAACTCTTCTCGAGCATGGTGTTGCCACTGTCGCGCGATTTTGCCGGCGAGATGATCTCTTGCAGCGTGGGGGTCACCTCGACCATCGGGTCAATGCGCTGCTTGGAAAAACGCTTGGCGGTGGTTTCGTTGGCCTGCACCGCCAGAAACGGCCCAGGTGCGACGTCCATCACATAGCCGATCCAGTTGATCCCTGCCTCAGTCGCACCGACCTGTGCAGACTTCGGAAAGACAATCTTCTGGGCCGGATGGCTGGGTGAAAGCGCGTCCATGATGGCACGCAAGAACGGCGTGCGATCCGAGCGGTATTTCCCAGGCTCCGCGGCCCCCTTTGATGACAGGTACCGATGCTTGTCGGCCCATTCCGTCACTGTCATGGCAGGGTCGGGCGCCATCCCAGACCGCCAGGCTTGCACAATTTCAGCCGCGCCGTCGTAGTCAGGAAGCATTGAGGTCAATCTTGATCTCGGCCAATTCCGCCAGATGATCGCGCAGATAGCGATCCAGCGTTTGCTCCATCACATGCGCATCAACCCCAAGTTCGGCGGCCATATTTGCGGCCTTTCGCGCCGGAAGTTGCAACCAGGAATCGCGCTCTTTGCGCGCTAGATCGAAAACATGCGCCACGACCTGCTTGCGATTGACCAACTCGCCTTTCAACTGCAAGAGCCGCAGGCGCTTAATCTGGGCCGAATAGGCCTTATCGGCAGCGGCCGCCTTTGCCATGGTCATGCCGCCGGCCTCGGATGGCTCCATCCGTTCTGCCGCCGCCACGCCCTCGTTCACCGCCTGGATATGGGCCTGCGTGACAGGCTTGCGCTCATCCGCGGCCACCGTGTCGCGGGTCTTGGCAACGCCTTGCGCGACAGCTTCCTCGGCACGCACCTTGTTTTTATCGGTCGATGCCGCCCATTGCGCATCGGCGCGAGTTGGATCGATTGTGCCATCGCTCAGCACATCGATGCGGCCCGCGGCAATCGCCTTTCGAACGGCAGCTTCCGTGCCGCCGCTCAGCCCGCGATCCTTGCGGTGGGTCGCATATGCCCGGCGCGACAGACCCATTTAGAGCCGTGCCCGGCGCACGCTCCACCGTTGGGGCAGGTGCCGCGATTGCCTTAAAGCCCCCAATTCTCAATCTCCGACAGGTCGAAGGTTTCGTCTTCGACCAAGCGACCGACCGGCGCGCGCTTGGCGTTTTCTTCGTCTGGGTTTTCCAGATAGCGGTCAAAAACCGTTTTGATGATTGCACGATTGTCCTGGCTGCGCCCTGATTGATCCCAAAGCGCGTCAAACCAACCGCGATAGAAGCCGGCCATCTCATCGCAGACATCGAGATCAAACTGCTCGGTGCGCAGGTTCTTGTTCAGGTTCATCGAGGATCGCCAAACCGCCGCCCCGCGCTCGCCGATCACGATCGTGACCTTCGCGTGAACCGACAGGCAGCGAAAGGCATCCACGCCCAGCTTTTCGATCAGGGGACCTGCATATTTTGGCGATTTTTCAAAGGTGCCGCGATCCAAGAGAAACCGTATTTCCTTTATCCGCCCTTCAACCTGGATTTGGCGCGTACGCTCGACATCGTAAATGCCTGTGGTCCATGTTGAGACGAATACATCGGCAGGTCCCAACTCTGCCACCATATGCTCCAGCGCATCGATTGCCGAAAATTGCCCCGCTGTGAGGCCGGTCACGCGGACACCTGGCGAAAGGGGGCCGATCACGGCGGCCGCGGTGCCGGTGCGATGCGCCACAAAGCGTGTGCGCTGTGACGAATAGCGCAGTGCGCGGGGGCGGCCGCCCTTGCTCATCACGCAGCCCGTCCTTTGGCGCCAACCGCTTCAAAGCCGCGCCCGTCGCCTTCAAGGATCGCCTGACGCCCCGTGAACTCCTGCCAACGGCGGATGATCACATCACAGAACTTCTCATCAAGCTCCATCAGGCGCGCGCGGCGTCCCATCTTTTCGCAGGCAATCAGCGTCGAGCCCGAGCCGCCGAAGAGATCAAGCACCACCGATCCAGTCTGGGTGCTGTTTTCCAGCATGCCGCAGATCAAATCGACCGGCTTCATGGTGGGGTGATCGCCGTTTTTTGCCGGTTTACTGTGCCGGATGATGCTGGAATCGACCGAACGCATCGACATTTTCTCGCCTTCGATGATCACTACCTGACCCGCCACGTCAATCTGAATACTGCCGTCGGGCATGATGCGCAGGCTTTCGCCCTTGTGCTCGATCACCGTGGTATTGGAGCGCCCACCAAACCAGGCGTGTGGTGCGCCTGGTTTCCAGCCGTAGAGGATGGGCTCATGCCGCCATTGGTAATCAGACCGCCCGAGCACCAGGGAGGGCTTCACCCAAACTAGGCAGCCCGAGAGTTTGAACCCTGCATCTGCAAAGGCGCGCCGGAAATTCAGCCCCTCGGTGTCGGCATGCGCGACATAGATCGGCGCACCTGCGCGCATATTGCTCGCCGCGGCCGAGAAAGCGTCGATCAAGAACCGGCGAAACGCGCCGGCGTCCATGTTGTCGTTTTGGATTTTGCCTGCTGAGCCTTCATAGTTCACGTTGTAGGGCGGGTCGGTCCAGCAGGCATCGACCAGGTCTCCTTTGCAGAGCAGAGAAACCACACCCATGTCCGTGCTGTCGCCGCACATCAGCCGATGATCGCCGAGGATCCAGATGTCCCCCGCCTGGCTGACATAACGTGCCTCGATGTCCGGGACGTGATCGGGATCGCCGGGCGCTGGTGGCGCAACATCATCATCGGGCGCAAAGTCCATCAGATCGCCCAGCTCTTCGTCGGAAAAGCCCAGAAGATCGAGGTCGAAATGCTCTGCATGCAATTCGCTGACCAACTCGCGCAGCAGGTCCATATCCCACTGTGCGTTCTCGGCGATCTTGTTGTCGGCAACCACCAGGGCGCGGCGCTGTTCGGCATTCAGATGACCAAGCCGAATTACCGGCACAGCCTCAAGTCCGATCAGCCGCGCAGCCTCAAAGCGGCCGTGGCCGGCGATGATGATTCCATCCGCGCCAAGCAAGATGGGGTTCACAAAGCCAAACTCTTCGATGGAGGCGGCAATCTGCGTGATTTGCCAAGCCGGGTGCATGCGTGGATTGCGATCGAAGGGCACGATCTGATCCAAGGGCAGTAACTCGATCTGCACGCGCGGCTCCAAGCGGTGACCAAAGAAAAAGGCCGGGAATTCCCGGCCTTCAGTGTAGAGGGGTGCGCACCTGCGAACCCTAAGTGCGAACCCAAAAAAAACGTTTCAAACTAGCGATCTAATGCGCAAAGCACCACCGCATACGTTTGTGCCAGAGGAGGACCCAAGGCAGGGGGAGGGGCCGATCGGCACCCTCGCACTCCTCGCCAGCATATCCATAAACTGCCTGAAATTGCCCCGTTCTGTCGCGCCTAAAGTTCAACGGGTTCTGCCATGCAGACCACATTTCACCCACAGGTGAGAGAGGCCGAACGCCATGCCGTGCGGCGTGTCGATTTTTCAGGTTAACATGTAAATCAGCTAAGAGATTGTTTGTGATGTGTAAATTTTCCTCTGATTGTCGCCGGGTAAGACCCGCACAACTGCTGCCATAGCGTTGCGTGTCCGTATTTCACGGCTGATAAAACGGTAGCGTACGCCCGCGGGGGGCGAATTATGGCATTGATGTTGAACGGCGGTAATGTGCGGAGAGGTAATATTTGTATTTCCTGCGCCTATATCGTGACCGCAGACAACTTCTTTCCCGGAAACAGCTACTGAAAGGCCACAGGTAAGGTCACCCCCGACAAAGAAACGGTCGAAGGGCATGTGGCGCGCTTACAGCACGCCACATGCCACACAAAATTTCTCTCCGAACCTAGTGAAACCCACCCCGAGTTTTATCCATTGCTTTTGCTCGTCACGTTTTGCCAGATATCGGATCTTCAATCCCTCCAATGCGAGGCTCTCGGCCTCTCCGATCCGCCGCTCAATGAACTCGAGGAGCTCAGCTAGGTCCCTTCCTTCAACTTCCCGCCGACGTATATTGGGCGCGCGCGTAGCCGGACTGTATTCCTCGGCTATGGCGCAGATGATTCCGAGCCTTACTAGGTTGTCCGACCAACCTTCCCGACCAACAATTTCCAGCAGATCAAAATCGCTTTCCATTTGAGATGCGGTTGCCAAGTACACCCTAAGTCTCTCTCCCATTGCGAGCCGCTCTTTTTCGACGCGATCAGCGTCGCCAACGGTTAGCCATTGCTTAGTTTCAACTCCGGCGGCTTTTCTGGCGTCAAGTTCGATTGACTTGTTATTCTGTGTAACGAATGCCGCATATTCCATTATTCGAGCATCAGCCGGGGACAAGGAGGCGATGGCCGAGGTGAAGGGGCGTTCTACGGGAAACACCCCATCAGGGTCCAACGTACTTGCGAGTAGACCTGACCATAGTTTTCGCAACTTTTCGTCGCCAGCCAAAGACATGCCATCAAGTAGGACCTGCAAGTCTTCCTCGTCAGGCGGGGTGATGTTTAGCAGTTGAACGCCTTTGGTTTCTAACATTGCACGAGTATCTTCGAGCCCAAGCTGGGCGTTTAGATGCCGCTTTCGCCTTACTCGGTCGCCAAGTATGCCAATTCCATCTGCAAGTAGGCTTCCCGCTTCTTCAGCAGGCTTTTTGAGTAAGCCACGGATAACGTCGCCGAGCGCAGCGTCTATTTCCTTGCCAAGGCTAACATTAGAAGATGTTTTCGAGTCGTGGCCCTCGTTACCTGTCATTTCTCGCCTCACAAAATTTCTACATATTGGAAGCAAGCTATTGCGTTGCGGGGATGTTGGCCAGCGCGATGCCGCACTGCAATTCTTAGGAATGGCAAACTCTCATGGCCAAGTTACTGAGCCCCTGCGCTTTTTGTGCCCTTATCCTTGCGCTTGGCGGCCGCCAGCCGACGTTCGATGGTGATTAGGGCCGCCACCCAACGCCGCCAGGCCTGTGATCGACCCAAGCCGACTGTGCGGCAGACATGGCGCCAGCGGTGGTTTTCCGCCCGCATCCACACAATCCGCCGATCAATGGCTGTACGATCAGGATCGTCCGCATAGGCGATCAGCCGCAGCCAATCGAGGGCATCTTCCATGCGCTGGATTTCCCGCGCGTTGGGAATGACCTTCATTTGCGCCTCGTGATAGCCATAGGCGTGCTTAACATCGCGGATGTATTCAGGCCAACTGGCACCGTAGCCGCGGGCACCAGAGCCTGAGGGATTGGGGAGACGACGGAGCGTAAGTGCGGCCTCTTCTAAGCGATCTTCGATCTCGACCCGTGTGAGGGGGGCGAGTGAATTGTCTCGGGGCATGATTGGGGTCGCTTCTGTTTTGGGTCAAATGGAAATGTCGGCCTTGTGGCAATCGTCGATCGTGACGAGACCAGCCGCGATGCACAGGCGGGCGCGGTGGGCGGAGATCATTTGGCAGACATAGGGCTTGCCGGTCTTGATCATCTTGGCCGTGCCAGACAGCGATTTGATTTCAGCGGTCCCAGTTTTTGACGAGGGCCGGTTGTCTTGCCGGCGTGCCGCGCCACCCTCGGATTTTGAAGCCCACCGCTTGGGGGTAAGGGGGTAAGATTCTTTTATTGGTTCTATTGACGGTTCAAGGGGTGCATGTGGTGCAGGGTCCCCCTGCACAGTGTGCAGGGGGACCCTGCACGCGGTGCCGGTAGTGACATCCGGCACCACGTGCCGGTTGTTAGATTTTGGTGCCGCTTTTGCCACTACATCTTGTGGCCCGATGATAGGATGATCGCCGGTCTCGGTGGGATGCCGGCGACCTTCAAACCCGATCAGGAGGTAGGCATTTGACCGCCGCGAGCCGTTATCGCGCCGGCGTTCGAGCCGCTGAATAAGGCCCATATCCTCCAATTCGCGGGTGCAGTCGCGAAGTTTTCGCTCGCTGCACCGCAGGTCAGCCACGAGGGTCATGACGGAAGGCCAGCAGACGCCATAGTCATCGGCGTAGTTTGCCAAGGTGACCAAGACGAACCGGGTAATTGGATCGTCGAGATCCTCCCGCGAATACGCCCAAGAGATCGCCTGAACACTCATCCCAGCCGAGCCGCTTTGAAACGGAAGCCAAAGGTGCCCAGCGCGCCCAGGACATCGTCAATGCTGCGCACCATCGCCCAGGCAAATCCTTGGGCTTGTACTTGGTCGCGAAACCGCTCCTGCTCAGGGCTGAGACGACCGGTCTTGCTCTTGAGTTCCAAGAACAAAACCCGCCCCTCGGACAGGACAATCAAATCAGAAAATCCAGCGCAAACGCCCATGCCGGCCAAGATCGCTTGTCTGGTGCGCCCGCTTTGGCTTCCAATCCCGGTTTCATTCGCGCTGTGATGCACAATTGCCTCCGCAGGGAGGACCAGCCGCAAGAACGCAACAACGAGCCGCTGTAGATCCGCTTCAGGGGTGTGGCGCCGGCCGGTCAAGGGGAGGCGAGGCTTCCTATGCATGAGCCCGCCCCTTGATGACGCGGTCAATGGCATTGAACACCGCGTTGGGCGTGGCCTCACCGATGGCAGCCAGGTCCCATTCCTGCGTGACCCGAACCCCGGCCGGAAGATCGACCTGCACACGCAGCGCCGGCGTCTGGCGTCTTGGAATGTCGTCACTGATCCAAGGCATCGCAAACCAAGGCTGACCTCGATAGTGCGCGGCATGGTCGGTGACATCCCCGTCTGGGCCATCAATATCCAAGAACCGCAGCATGACGGTTTCTTCCGCATCATCCGCCGCCCAAACTTGCGCAAGCCACCATTGGTCGCGACCGGCAACCGTAGCACGCAGAAGCCCAAAGGCCTCGCCGGTGTCATTGGGGTTGAAAGGAACAAGGTAACTGCCTGAAAGCCGTTGCATTTGGCGCCCCTCAATCCGGCGTGAACAGCAAAAGAAGAAACAGCAGCCCAAAGAGTGCCACCGCGCCAAACAAATCGGCCAAGATGGCAAGGCGGTGCGGCCATATCGGCGTTTGGTCAGCGGTCCGCATCGTGCGTGAAAAGATTGCCGCGCGAAGCGCGCGGCCTCGTGTCTGGTCGGTCGGGCTGCCGTAACGCTCAAGGACGTCGCAGGCCTCAAGTACCAAGGGCTCATCGCGCTTTGAGGCGGTGGCCACCAAGAGTCGTGCCTGGGAAAGGGTATGGCGGGGCGGGCGAACACTTGCCCCGCTCATTTGCGCCCCCGCACATTTGGGCGTTCCTGGGAAACCAGCCAGGTTTGCACGGCCTCCCGCCGGTAATAGACCCGCCGCCCGAGGCGTACGCTTGGCGGCCCCAAGCGCCGCCCCTCCCAGCGCGCCAAGGTGTCCACCGAGACCAGCAGCTCGGCGGCCAGTTCTCCGCGGCTCATCCAGTCTTCCAGAACGGTCGATTTTTCGGAAACGTCCGCCATCTACGGCTCTCCCTGCAGCCCCGTTTCGGGGGCGGTTTCAAACAGGGTGGAGAACAGCATGCGCCCCCTTGTGGCGCCGAGGCGCAGAGCGGCGCGGAAAGTTTCCCAGGTATTTGGCAGGTTTATAGCGGTTTCACTTGCGCGCCAACTCCGCCTTGGCGCCGCGCGATCCACATCTTGGCCTGTGGCGCCATTTCACAAATCCAAACAAGGAGAGGAAAATGGCTACACTTTCGAGGGTATTCTTTACAATTTCTGAGGCGGCGGCGCGCTGGGGGTATTCCGTCGCCGATATCGCAGGCTGGGCGCATCAGGGCCAACTTGAGATCGTGACCGGCATTGCCCCAGTGCAAAGCGGGGAAACCACACTTGCTGGCATCGTGGTCATTGCTGCTGCGGATATTTTGCCGATGTTTCGGCGGTCCGGACTGGGGCCGCGCGAACTTGCTGTAAATCGGCTGCGTTTACCCCAAGAAACCGAGTGGAGGATGATCACCAATCCCGCCGAAGGGGTGATGGTTTCCTTTGATGATTTGATGATCACGGCCCTGGAGATGGCCCGCTTTGAAATAGAGCACGATATATTCGGGCGCAAACACGCGGGCAGGGGGCCTGACCCAAAATACGATTGGGATGCGTTTTGGCGCGCCGTGGCCGTGCGTGTTCACGAGCGGGGCGTGCCAGAATTTCTCAAAGAGTTTGTCGATGAGTTCTCGAACTGGTTCATGGACCAGTCGCCCACCGGGGATTGCCCCAGTGACTCGGTTATTCGTAAGAAATTAAGCCCGCTGTGGCGCCAGTTGCGCGACGAGAAGTAAGCAAAGGTGGGTGGCGATCACGCGCCACCCACCTTTGCTTACTTC